TCAAAACAGAGTTCGTGTAAGAATACACGGTTCACATACTTGGGATAAACAAAAGATTGCTACACCTGATCTTCCTTGGTCTCATGTAATGATGCCAACAACATCACCATCTTTGTCAGGATTAGGAACAACAACTCATGGTCTAGTTGAGGGTTCTACTATCATGGGATTTTATCGTGACTCAGAAGAAATGCAAGATCCTGTAGTGATTGGTTCTTTTACTGGTACACCACAGTCATTTTATCGAGTAGATGAAAAAATAGATGATAAAGGTAATCGAACATTTACTCAAGTTCAAAGAACAACCGAAGAAGGATTTAATGATCCTCGTTTAGATAGTAAAGGATCATATGAAGGTAAACCTGATGGGAAAAATCCAAAACATAATAGTAGTAGAACTTATGGGTTATCTTTAGCGTTAGATAAATCTCCAAGACGAGATGGTTTTACAACAGGAGAACTCTATCCCAAAACAGAATACATAGGTACTTCTGATGTTAATGTTCTAGCGAGAGACTATGATGATAAAACATATCCTGTTATTGAGATAGAAGAAGGCGAACCAAAACGAGATTATGTCGAACCAGTATATCCATTTAATCATGTACATGAAACAGAATCTGGTCATGTATTAGAATTAGATGACACACCAGACAAAGAAAGAATACATTTATATCATAGAAAGGGTACAAGAGTAGAGGTAGATAAAGACGGAAACTATATAGAGAAAGTAGTTAAAGATAAGTACTCAGTTATATTGGGTGATGATACTGTTACTATAAGTGGTAAAGTGACAGTCAATATTACAGGTGATGCCGATATATCAGTTGGAGGTAAAACTAATATAACTTCTGTAGATGATATTACTATGATAGCACCGAAGATTAAACTGAACGGATAATGAGTACAGCAACATTTAAAGTTAATCCTATAACTGTACCACCACTTGAGTGTCCGAAAGTTATACTTCCGACTAAAGCTGATCTAGTTAATATGTTTAGTCAGTTAGCTAATTTACCAGCTCAACTGATAGCAGCTGGTCAAGAAGAAGTAGCTAAACAGATACAAGATATATTAGATGAAGTTAGAAGTCTTCTATCAATCTATGACCCTAAGTTTGAAGGATTATCAATTCCTGAAATAGAATGGGAAATAATGATCACTAGATTAGTTCAAGATTATCCTATGTATGTTCAACAAAAGATATTGGAATTGATTAGTAAACTAGTACCGATAGATTTTGTAATACCTGTTCTAGGTTTGAAGATTGATATATTGAAAATATTCACACCTGAAGGTGTAGAAGATATTAAGAAACAATTAACAGGTATGACAGAAGATATGAATAATAAGATTCAAGCTTTAAAAGATGATTTGACATTATCGCCAGGTGATCTTCAAAAAGAATTACAGAAATTAGCTGAACTAAGAGCTGAGATAACTGATAAGTTTTGGGCTATGTTACCTGAGTCTTATAAACTATTTGGAGGAGATTTCGGATTATCATCAATAGAACTGAAAGTAGAAACTATTTGGTCATACATTCGTAGTAAACTAAATGGTGGTATGACAGGGTTGTTAGCTGATGCATTTAAAGCTTTGATTAAGTTGTTTAAAATACCATGGGACTTATTAGGATTACCAGATATTCCACTTCCATTACCAGACTTAAATGTTGAATCTATATTACAGGCTATCATTGATGCTTGGAAAAAGAAAGTTGAACAAGGTAAAGCTACATATGCTGATCTAATAGAAGAATTAGAATCAGTCAAGTTAGCTGGATTCGATTTATTATCATTGATCGGTGGAAAAATTGAAGAATCAATAGAGACAGCTGAAAGAAAAATAGAGAGATTAATGGAAGCCGCTAGAGACTTCGGAGCTAATTGGCCAAGATATTTGTTAGTGAAATGGATGGAAATAGTTACAAAGTTTTTTGAAACAATAGGATTGGGTGCTTTAGTAGAATGGATTACATTTACATTTTGTGACTTTTTGAATATATTAGGTTTTCCCAAGACAATCGATTTAAGTTTTTCAGAAGATATAACAGAAGGTAAGGCAAGTACAGCTGTACTTCCGACATAAATAACTATATGGCACAGTTTAATAGTAAAAATCAAAGTTCAAGAGTAGCTCGTAGATGGTTTACAGATATTGATACAAATATGACACTACACCCACAAAGTGGTGATCTAACTTTGAAATATGATATCAATTCGATTAAAAGATCAATAAGAAATTTATTGTCTACTAATTTATATGAACGACCTTTCAAACCTAGTTTAGGTGTTGACTTACGAGGTATGTTATTTGAATTGTCTACAACTGATTCTGATATATTAGAGAATGATATAAAGGCAGTTATAAATAAATTTGAACCACGAGCTAGTATTACTGATGTCGTAACATTTTTAGAAGGTAATAGTTTAGATGTATCAATGTTTCTTATTATTCAAAATGACCCTATGCCTCATGAGATAAATATAACTTTACAGAGAACACGATAATGGCAACAATAAACAGTTCAAACATTAATATAACAGATTTAGATTTTGAAGATGTATCAAAAAGTCTTAAAGAATACTTAAAAGGACAATCAACTTTAAAAGACTATGATTTCGAAGGATCAAACTTAGCTGTATTAGTAGATTTACTTGCATACTCAGCACATACCTCAGCTTTCAATGCTAACATGGTAGCTTCAGAGATGTTCTTAGACACAGCACAGATAAGAAAGAATGTTGTGTCAAGAGCTAAAGAATTAGGTTACACACCAAGTTCTAGAACAGCATCAAAAGCTTCTTTTGATTTGACAGTAACAAGTCCTAAAATAAGTGGACAGACACCTTCTAGTTTAACAATCAATAGAGGACATGAATTCACAACTGTATTTGACGGTACATCATATACATTTATAGCGTTAGACAATCAAACAATTACACCTTCTGCAGGAACTTTTACATTTAAAGATTTAGATGTATATCAAGGCAAATTAACTACTGATATGTACAGATATGATAACCAAATATCTAATCAAAGATTTCCTTGTTTAAATCCTAATATAGATACATCAACAATTAAAATTAATATAACTTCAAACAATACAGTTACAGCATGGAGTAAAGCAGGTGATCTAACAGGTATCAATTCTAATTCAACAGTTTTTTATCTTCAAGAAAATGACGAAGGATTATTTGAAGTATACTTTGGAGATGGTATTATAGGTGCTGCACCGAAAGATGGTGATCAAATATCTATTTCTTACTTAGTTACTGATAACAATCATGCTAACGGTGCTAGTGTATTCAGTATGGCTTCTTCTATTAGTGGTAACTCAGATGTTTCTTTCACTAATACAATAAGTTCATCTGGTGGTAAAGATATTGAAACACCAGATCAAATTAGATTCTCAGCTTCTAAGTTCTATACTTCTCAAAACAGATTAGTTACAGTTCAAGATTACAAAGCTAAATTACAAGAACTCTATCCAGGAGCTGACTCAATAGCAGTATGGGGAGGTGAAGATGCTGACCCTATACAATATGGAAAAGTATTTGTTGCTTTGAAACCTTCTCAGTTTTCAAACAATTTAACAACAGCTGAAAAGACAACTTTAAAAAATGATTTATCTAAACTTAGTGTATTGACAGTTAGACCCGAAATTGTAGACGCTGAAATATTACAAATTCTTATAGATACTAAATTTAAATATGATCCGTCAAAAACATCTCAAACAAAATCAGCTTTAGAGACATTAGTAAGAGCATCTATTATATCTTATGATGATAATCAACTTTCAGGATTTGATACATTGTTCAGACATTCACAATTAACATCACAAATTGATTCCTCAGAATCATCTATTCTTTCAAATATTACAAATATTAAGTTAAGAAAAAATTATGTAACAGTAGTAGACGGAACAGCGTCATCTTTCAAATTAAACTTTGGTAATGCTTTATATAATCCTCACTCAGGACATAACAGTATGGGTGGTGGTGTATTGACTACAACAGGATTCTTTATTTCTGGAGACACTAATAATTATTTCTTTGATGACGATGGTCAAGGTAATGTTAGAAGATATTACTTAGACGGATCAACAAGAGTATACTCGGACGACACAGCGGGTACTATAACATATTCAACAGGTATAATCAGTATTAATTCGTTGACATACAGTTCAACATCTAATACAGATTCATCTATAGATTTCACAATTATTCCTAGTTCAAATGATGTAATATCAACTAGAAATCAGTTGTTGGATATCACAGCTTCTGAAATCTCAGTATCAGGTACTGCAGATACAGTAGCGAGTGGTGAAACGAGTGCTGGAGTGGGTTATACGACCTCATCTAGTTACTCCTCATAATGATTCATGTGTATGCATGAAGTAAAATTCCCTAGTGATAGGGTTCAAATAATGCTAATAATAGGAGAAACTTAAAATGGCAGATAAAAAAATAACGGCGCTTACCGATTTAAGCACAAGCGTAGCGGGTGAAGACCTGTTGCATGTAATTGATGATCCTTCTGGAACACCAGTAAACAAAAAGTTGACAGTAGCTAATTTACTTAACTACCTTCCAACTTTCTTAGCGTTCGCACAAGCAGAACAATCACTAACAGGAGCTGGTGCAGCTAATGTTACATCTGCAGTCACAGCGTTCACTACAAATACTGATAACTCAGGTAACAACGCTGTTACTTTAGCAGCAGGAACTTCTGGACAGGTTAAAATTCTTTACACTAAAGTAGAGACTTCAAGTGGTCAGACTACAGTTGTTACACCAGCAGCTTTTGCTAATGGTACAACAATCACTTTTGATGCAGTAGGTGATTCAGCTATACTTTACTATAACGGATCCACATGGGTTTGTTTAGCACAACAAGGCTGTGCGATTGCATAATTAATATACTATGCCTATCTTTCACGACAGAATAGCCGATCAAGTCGAGGAACTTCTTCCTGAGTTTTATCAGAAAGATGGACCTCGGTTTGTCTCTTTTATCAAAAGTTATTTTGAATTTTTAGAGAAAGGTCAACTTGTCTATAAAGAAGCGGCAGATATAGATTACATTGGTTTAGAAGACGGGACAACAGCAGGAGAATCTTTTAACTCTGCAGGTGAAAGAGGTAATCTTTTGCAAGAGTCTGGGACTTATGCTCCGTCTTCTGTAACCTCTGCTAAGTTTAATTATGAAATAGACATTGATTCAGGTGGTGTACAACAGACATCTTTTGAGAAAGATGAATTCGTAGTAGGTTCTACTACAGGAGCCATAGGACGAGTTGATGTTATAGGTAATAGTTCAAACCTTTATATTGAACAATTTTCAGAAGCACAGTTTGATATTAATGAAACTATTGTAGGTAAGACTTCTGGAATGACTGCCAAAGTGGCTTCGTTTACAGCTAGTCCATTACAAGCTGCAAACAACTTATTATCGTATGCTGATGTAGACAAAACATCTGGAGACTTTCTAGAATACTTTAGACGAGACTTCATGCCCTTTATTGATAGAGATGTTTTAGCCAATAAGAGACTACTACAAAAGCATATACAAGAATTATATCTTTCGAAAGGGTCGAAAGAATCATACGAATTTTTATTCAGAATATTATATGGTCTAGAAGCAGAAGTAACATTCCCAGGTGATAATGTAATTAAACCTTCTGAATCAGAATTTTCCGAACCGACAGTCATGAGACTGTTTAGTAATAAAGACTTAACACCATACAAAAGAGGTTTAATTAAAAAATTTACAGGAAGTACAGTTGTTGCTTCAGCTTATATTAATGATTCTTCTGGTATCAGTGGTACAAACGATTCTACTAATGCATATGAACTTGAATTAATAACACCTTTTGTCGGTACTTTTGAAGTAGGTGACTCAGTAGTTTTATCTGATAGAGATGGATTACGAGTAGATGCCGAAGCTACAGTTCGTGGTGTCATGTCAGATATTTCTACAACAGAGAGTAGTGTATATGTTGGTATTGAAGATGGTACTGCAGGTGATACAGAAGATACTATTAGATTAGAATCAGCTGAAACAATTTATATTGTTTCTGAAGGTACATCTGGTGATAATATAATAATGGAAAATGGAGATGAGTTAGTATTTGAACATGCATTCGGTGGTCAGTTTTATCAAGCACGATCAATAGGATTAGAAACAGGTACGGGTATAGGTATCTTACTAACAGAAGAAGGTGATTCAGTACTAGACGAAAATACAGATTTATTCCCTCATTATTCAGGTGGTCCAGATTCAATCACAATGGGTGGTGGTGTTTATACAGAAATGGTATCATCTGGTTCGTTGTTTAGTGAATCAGATACTTTTAACTATCTTTCACCTAAAGGTGGTACAGCAACTCAATCAATCAATGTTATTGGTG